CTTTCCAAACTTCTTCATCAAATCCATTTTCATTAGTCTCATTTGAATCTGATAATTTTTCTATTTTTATTCTTTCTGTTAATCTACATTCAGCCATTTAATCACCATACTTTAACTGATTCATAATAGTTTGTAGTGAAAATCTCACTTTTTTTCTTCTTTTTTCTTCTTCCATTAATCCTTTATCTTTGTACCATTCATTGACTAATATTTTACAATATCTTTTAGCTCTTTTATTTGTACTATCAAATTCTTTTCCTGTAGCCTCTTTAAGATATTCTTCAGCTGCATCTATACAGTCTTGAATTTCTTCATCATCATCGTCAAAATCTACTTTTAAGAACTTTTTAGCCTCTTCTAAAGTTAGAATCATTTAATCCCTCATTTCTTAAAAAATAGCTAAAAAAACGACCTTTTTAAATCGATTCTAAGGTGTCTCAAAAACTTTAATAGACTAATAATACCTTGTAATTTCAACGTATTATTAGTCTTAAATTTATTTTTATGCCTCAACTGAAGCTATAGGAATTTCTATATGTAATAATGCTTCTGTGTCTTTAACATCTCCATCCATCCACATTATAATTCTAGCTTTTGTTGTATTTGTTTCAAAAGCTCCTGCACCTATATTAGTAGTAGCAAGTTCATACTTACCATTTGAAACATATTTATAAGCTTCTTTTAAATCTCCTAATAAAACTGGAATAGCAGTTTTAGTTGTTAGTAATAAATCATTTGGAAGTTCCTTAACTGGTAAACCTAAAAATTTATATTGTGTTGAGTCTTTTGGATCTATTTGTAAGTATGGTCTTCCTGTTTTATCTTCTAAACTATCTAAATAGTTAAATCCATCTTGATTAACAATCCATTGAGAAGTTGTTTTAAATACATTTAATAAATCTACATTTTTACATTTTTTAAATTCTTTTAATCCTGGTGATTTTGGTAAAGTTATCTTTTTAAACTTATTAGAACTTATTATCCCTTGAGCGTGTTCATCTCCACCATCTCCATATAATATTTCAACGTTTCTAGTTATTCTTACTTTATCTACAAACCAATTTATTATAAAGTTTTCTAAGCTCTTGTCAGCAAATTTTAATAAATCATTTGGTATAGACATAAAGTCTGCAAGGTCTTTTAACTTAAATGTAAAAACCTCTAATTTTGCATTGTCTCCATTAGAAATAGTATTTAAGTTAGCATTTTCAGATAGTGGCTTCATTGGCTTTTGTTTACTTCTTTTCTCATAAGTTCTTCTACCACTTCTAGCATATACAGTTTCATAATCTACTAAATTATATAAATCTGTTGTATCTTTTAATCTTATATTTATTTTAGTTTGTATATCTTGTGGAACTGCATATCCACCATCTTCATCTATATTTTCAGATATGGCATTCATTTCTTTTTCTGTTAAGTTTAATCCTTTTTGATTCTTTTGTTTAAGTAGGTTATCAGCTATAGCTTTAGTAAATAAAGAGCCATTGTAAACAACTTCCCCATCTATATTATTTATAGTATTTATAGGAGTTTTTTCTCCTTCATTAAAGCTATTATCTATATTATCTTTTATTTTCTGTGCTTCAATCTTTGCTTGAAGTACATCTATTTCAGCAGATGCATTTTTTAATTCCTCTGCTGTTACATCGCTTTTATTTAATAAATTTGTTAAGTCCTTATTTTTACTATCTAATTGGTTTAATAATTCTCTTAATTCTTTTGACATATTATAACACCCTTTCTTTTTGACATAATAAAAAGCTAGACACATATTTATTTTTAAATGCTAGCTTTTCTTTTAATTTATTTATTTCTTTTTCTTTTGAATTTTCATCTACTGTATTTGTATTTTTTTTAGGATTTAATTTAATTTCATCCTTCATATTCCTTATCTTTTCAATAACATCTGGTGGTAACATACCTGATTCATTTGTATTATTGAATAATCTATTGCTTGTATCAAACATTATTTCATCTACAAACCCCAGTTCTTTAGCTTTTTGAGCATTCATAAAGGTTTCTTTGTTCATTAAATCTAAAAGTTTTTCTTCACTTAATCCTGTTTTAAGAACATAAGCATTTGATATTGCTTTATTGCATTCTTTTAGTATTTCTGAACCATGTTCCATAGCTCTATGGTCACCTTGAATTACACCAGAAGCATTGTGTATCATAAATCTTCCTGTTGGAGAAATTTTCAATACATCAACTCCCATAGCTGCAACACTTGCTGCACTTGCGGCCATTCCAACTATTTTTCCTGTGGTGCTTCCTTTATAGTCTTTTAATAAAGAATATATTTCAGAACCTTCATCAACATATCCTCCTGGACTATTTATTATGACTTCTAGTTCTTCACCATTTGCATTATCTATCGCCTTTTCAATATCTTTTGCACATGTGGCTTCTATTCCAAACCAGTCATAAATCCATTTTTCATCACTTGATATTATTGGTCCTTTTATATTTACCTTCGCCATTATTTATCACCACCTTTCTTATATTGCTCTCCAACCATACTTAAAGGAATCATATTACCATTTACAATTGCAATATCTCCACCTTCTAATGGTTCATCCTCCTCTAGTTCTCTTACATCATTAATAGTTTTAAATCCAGTTTGTATAGCATTTTTATAACTCTCATATCTTGTTTTAATATCGGCTCTTAAAATAGAATCGACATTAAACTTCAAATAAAATCCATCGAGTATCTCAGAATTTAAAAATAGTTTATATATTAATTCTTGCTCATACATAGTAAGTATTGATTGCAATGTATCAATATAAAACTCCCTTTGTTGTTCTGTTATATTTGAATGAGTAGCTCTATCTAAATCGTTCAATTGATGCATTTTAACACCAAATACAGATGCTATTTGTCTTATAGTTAATTGAGTATTTTCTAAAAATTGTGCATCAACTAACTTTTGACCAATAGGTTGAAATTGATATCCTATAGGTAACATTGCTATTCTATGTGCATTTTTTAACCCACTAGACATCCTTTCAAATTCAGTCCTAAAAGTTTCCTCTGCTTGAGGGTTTAAATCTCCTACATACTGAACTAATCCTTTAACTTGAAGTCCATTCTTAAAAAAGTTATTTATATATTTTTCAGAACTCTTTCCATTTTCTATAAGATGCTTCAATTCATCTATAACACTTAATCCTGCTAATCCATTTAGTGTTAATCCTTTAAAATGAAGTATTTCATCATTCATAAATTTACGTCTATGACCTAATTTATCAGTATATATATACCAAATTTTATTTTCAGAACTTATTAACCCAACATCATCAACGTAAATCTCCATGTTAGAACTATCTAAAGGATATAATCCTTTTATTTTCCCATTAGAACTGAAGTCAATTGCAACATAAGAGTTTCCATAAATATTTCTTTGCAATTCAATACATTTCCAAAAGTCACTAGCACTCATATATGGATTAGGTCTTAATTTTAACAATGGTTCTAAATAATGGTTAGTTTGCCTTTTAACTCCATTATCTTTTTTATATAATTTTATAGGTAATTTACTAACAGTATCGGATAGTACTCTTAAGCATCCAAATACTGTAGCTTGTTTTAAACTATTTGAACCACTTACATTTACATCATCTGGATTTATTCCAAGCCATTTTAATAGCTCTTTATCATTTATATCTAGTTCTGTTGTTAAGTTTTTAATTTTTCTACTAAAAAGCATTTAATTCTCACCTCCTTGTTAAAGGATTTTTAGCGAAGTAAATGCCTAGAATAATTAAAATAATAGCTAAAACATACAAACCAATATACAAATCAAGTTTTAATGTGGTTAAAGCTATTATTATTAATCCTAGAAAAATTAAAATATCTTCTATATAATTACAGAAAATCTTTTTAATTTTTTTCATTTCATCAACCCCATAATTTATTTAAGAAATTCTTATCTGAGTATTTACTTATATCTAATAATTTTTCCTCTTTAAATGCTAGCTTATATGCATCTATAATAGCATCTATTGGGTCTATTCTTTTATTTCTTCTATCTTTATCTATCTTGATTTCTCCATTTGGATTAGAGACTGTTTTTGTATTTACAGCGGACCATGAAAGCAATTCATTTTCTTTATTGTACTCAATATTTTTTGCTCTTACTTCAAGCTCAAAATCTTCAGTAGCATCATTAAGCCATTTATGAGTTTGATAAATTTCTATGCAATCGCACCCTAATTCTTCTAAATCGCTTAAAAAGGCATCCGCATTATGGGGATCATATCCTACTTGTTCAATTTTAAATTCATACTTTTCAATAAGATTCTTTAAATATCTAATTATATATTTATAATCAGTTTTAATCCCACCTAAAGTCTCTGTAACTGTTAACAATCCATCTTTAATCCATAAATTGTATGGAGCATCATCACTTTTGATATGTTCTTCTACTTTCATTTTTGGTATAAAACTATGAGAATGAATATAGTACTTTTTAACTCCTTCAACATAGTATACAAATACCAATGCAAGTGAAGTTAAGTCTCCTCCAGAACTTAAATCTAATCCTACGTAACATTTTTGTCCTCTAAAATCTTCTAAAGTTCTTTCACTTTCACATGCCTTCCAAAACTTAGGTTTTATATATTGATCATCTGTAAATTGAATCCATATATTTAACGCTTTTGTTAAGAAGTCTCTTAAATCATCTCCGCCCATATCCCTTGCAGAATCTCCTACTTTTTTTAAGTTTTCAAGGTCTTCTGCATCTTTACATACTAACGGATTTGCCTTTATCCAGTTTTTAAAGTCCCAAATGTCATCGTCTTCATTCATCTCAGCTATATACACAAACTGAGCATCATTAGTAAATACATTTTCTAAGATGTTTTTACAGTATTCATATAATTTAAAACAAGGGCAGTTTAGTTCAAATCCAGCCGTAGTTATTACTGAAATTAAACATTGTTTCATTTTTCTTGTACCACCCTCAAGCAATTTATACATTTGATTATTCTTGTGAGCGTGATATTCATCGACTATCCCAAGCAACGGTCTAAAACCATCTATTGATTTTGTATCTCTTCCTAATGCTCTTATTATAGAGTTAGTATTTAAAGCTATTATTGTATTGTCGTGTTCTTTAACCTTAAAAAACTCTGATAAATCTTCATCAGAGTTAATAAACTTAATCATTTCATTTAATACTATCTTAGCTTGGTCTGATTTAGTGGCCGTACAATATAGTTGACCATATTTATAACCACTAAAAGCTCCATAATATGTACCTAAAATACCATTTAAAAATGATTTTCCATTTTGTCTACCTAGCTGAACATAAGATGTTCTAAATCTCCTATATCCAGTACCTTTTGTAACCCATCCATTTAAAGAGCCTAATATAAACACTTGAAATCCTTCTAAATTTACAGGAATTTCTTCCTCACCTTCTGCTATTGTAAGTGTTTCTGCAAAATCTAAAATGTCATTTGCTTTTTCTATATCAAACTCATACTTATATGGAGCTAACTTTGACTTTTCTAAATCATCTAAATGCCTTTGACATGCTAAAATTGCATATCTTCCAGCTACAATCCTACCTTCTACTACGTCTACGGCATATTGAGTAACCCTATCTAAATTCACATAGAATCACCCCCTATTTTGCAAACTTAGAAAACTTATTTTTCTTTTCATTTTCAACTGGTTTAGGTACAACTAACTTGCATCTACTTGATATAGTTAATCCTAAATCGCTAGCTGCTTGTCTACTTTGTTTGAAAAGTTTATCTTGCATTACTAAATAATTAAAGTATTTATCATTGTCTACACCTGTTTTTAATAGCTTTTTTGTTACCTTCTGATAGTTATATTCAGAAACTACAAATCTTGCCAAGGCTTCACAATCTAAATTAGTCATTATATCTATATTTATTAATTCACTAGCTATCCTTATAAATTCTTTCTTTAATGTTTTTGGCAAATAAGAAGGTGGCTCTACTTTATCATTGTCAGCCTTAACTTCTTTAGATTTTCTTTCTTCTATTTCAGATTTTGTTAAGTGTTTTTTACCTTTTGCCTGTATCAAAGAAATAGGTTGTTTCGGCCTAGCCATCTCACCACCTCCTTATTTTTTTATTCAATTTTTGCAAAACTTAAAATAGCTACAATTTAGATGAATTCTAAATTATAGCTATCTCTGCCCTGCTCTTGAAAATTTTATTTAGGGAGTTTCCGCGGAAAAAAACTGCAACCGTGGACTTACGTCAAAAGCCAAAAACTTTTTGACTACCCCCCTACCCTTTAGTAATTTTCTTTTATCAATTCCTTAAGTTCATTTTGCATCTTAACTTTAGATGTTTCTCCTTTATCGTACATTCTATGTACCTTCTTATGGCACCTGTCTCATAAGCATATAAGGTTATACATATTCAATCGCTTACTCCAACAGTCTTTTAAAGTCTCTATATGATGTACTACATCACTTAGGTTATCATCGCATAGCTTACAAGTACCTTCGTCTCTTTTCCTTACAGAATCTCTAGTAAACTTCCATTCTTTACTACAATAAAATTTCTGTTCTTTAAAATCTACTCTTCGCTTTCTATAATCCTTATATACTTTCTGTTGTCTATTATTAAACTTAGATTCACATTCAGAACACATAGAAATATCTTGGGGAATAATCTTCCCACATCTACAAAACTTTTTAAGCATTTGTATTTTTCTTTCTTAAGTCATCTTTAAGCTTCTGTATAGCTTTGATTACATGTTTATCAATTGCTTCTGTATCTATTTTAGCTTCAATAACACAACGTTTCTTATTGTTGTTCTCGCTTACAATATCAAATATATTTGGAATGATTACTACCTTTTTACCTATTTTATTTGATAATTTTTTTTCTGCCTTTTCTAGTTCTTCATTTGAAAATGTGTATTTTGCTTTTAATAAAAGTAAATCTTCTTTATCTATCTCATTTACTTTTTCCATATATAAGTCTCCTTTTATAAATTAAAAAGGCTAGAGATTAATCTAGCCTTATAGCAATAGTTATTATGTGATTTGTTTTACTTACATTTTTTCCATACTATCATTTTACTATTTTAAAATCCCTATTAAAACCTCCACTTTTCCCTCGCTTTTCCCTCGACCAACTACTCAATGTGTAAAGCATCTATTCCCCAAAGTAACACACTAAGCTCATTTATAACTTTATCACACCATTTTTTAGGAGAATTTTTACCACAACCCAGTATCTCTTGTATTTCTTCCGATGTCTTTTCTTCTATAAAAAATAAATCAAATGCTTTAAATTTCTCATGTTCTTTACTATCAATAAATCTCTTTTCTAAAAAATCTAATTTATCTTCTATGTATTTTAATATATTTGCAGTTCTAGCTTTACTTCTAGCTATACTTTCTAACCACATAAATTCTACTTTCATATATGGGTTTTCTTCATCTAATGATTTAAATTCTATCTTAATATTCTCTCCATCTCCTTTCATGTGTTCTTTTAAAATATTATAATTTCTCATTAATAATCTTGTATTATGAAGTCTTCTATTTTTACCTTTATTAGCTATTTCAAATAAAGCTTCTTTAGCTACTTTCTTTGCCATATTTTTTATTAAATCTTCCTCAGTTACTTGTCTTAATGCCTTCTTTATTACATCCTCTGCTAATTCTTTAGCTCTATTTTCCATATTTATTTGTTGTGCTTCACTATTCATGCTTCCACCTCTATACAATTGACATATACTTTGTTATTGTTTCCTTAGCTTCTTCAAATCCATTACATACTACTGCTTTATATCCTTGTCCGTTTAGATTTTTTAACCATTTGTCCTGATTTTCAGTAGTTCCGTTCTTACCAAACTTCATTTCGATAAATAATCCATGATATTTTCCATTTGACTTTGGTAAAAATAAATCTGGTACTCCAGCTTTTACTCCTTGTTTTTTTAAGTTTATAGCTTCTAATCTATTTCTACTGCCTCCATTAGGTACATGAAAAATCATCCCTAACTCTGGATATTTAAACTTTTGTAATTCGCACCATTGAATTAATAGAATCTGTTCACTAGCTTCACTTCTTTTCATTTTTGATTCACCTTCTCTAAAAGAATTTTATACCTACTGGGTAATATTTTATTTTAATTATGCTTTATTTTTATTTATATCTTTGAATTTTTAATTCTTTTCTTAGTTTGCTAAGTAAATCGTTAATTTCTTTTACTGAATACTCTTTTCCATGCATCATTTTTATATGACGTTGAACTTGTTCTATATTACATTGAACATAGCTTATTAAATGTACTATTGGACTAATTTGTTCTTCGCGTAATTTTATTACTATTTCCTGTTTCTTTTTAGCTTCTTTTCTTTCTGTTCTAGCTTTACCAGCATGATATTTACTACAATATTCAGCATTAGGTTGAGTTGATTTAAATTCTTTACCACAATACTCACATTTCTTTGTATACATTTAACTCAGCTCCTTATAATTTACTTTCTTTCTAGTTCAATTATTTTAGCTTCTGATAAAGTAAACTCTTCTCCGCACTCACATTCAAAAGTTCCGTTATAATCAAATTCTTTATCTTTCTCTAAGCAGTCTGCTTGCCCACATGAAGGACAAGCTATAACATTTATTCTCATTTATTTCATCTCCCTTTTATTTATGCATACATCCGCAATTAGAACATTGATAAAATACTCCTAACTCTGTTTTTAACTTATAAACTATACCATCACAAATAGGACATTTCTTTTCTCTAGCTGCTAATATATTCAATTTCTACTCCCCCTCTTATCAGCTATATATGCTAATATTTCTATGCCTCCATATAAAAAAGCAAAATAAATTTAAAATATATATAAATCTTTCATTTTTTTCCTATCCTAACAACTGTGCTATTTCATAAACTTTTCTACCAGATACACTAATATTTACTGGTGTTAAATCAAGTGTATACATAAAGTTTTTCTTATCTAATTTACATATACATAGTGATTTTAATTGTTGTTTTGCTATAATACTTACGTTTACTTTGGACTGTAAATCTTTATTTCTTTTTTCTAATTTTTCATTTTTTCTATTAGCTTCTTCAAGCTTACTTTTTAGGTCCTGTATTTCTTTTTCATTATTAGATTTTAATTCTAATTCACTTTTTAATTTGTCTTTCTCAGTTTTAAGTTCTAAAATTCTATTATCTTTGCTTTTTAAAGCGTGTCTGCACTGCTCTTCTTTATGTTTTAATTGTTGCTTATGTTTTTCTTCTTTTTCTTTTAAAATAGTTTCGTGTCTATATTTACTTACAACAAACACCTCAATCACCCCTTATTTAAAATTAAGTTTCAATGTTTCTTTTGTTTCTCTATGTACAAATGTATAACTGTTATGATCCTGTCTTTCTAATAAATATTGCATAAAATCAAATCCATTACTTGCTAATAGGTTCTTTTGTCTTCTTGTTAATTTCTTTAGCTTCTTCATGATCCCCATCTCTCCTATAACTTTATTTCAACATTGTTAGTGCCATATCCATGCCTATAATTACTCCATCTTGTATTAGTGTTCTTTTCCCATTCAAATTCTTTTTCTTTAAATTGTAGAGTAACTCTATTTCTTTTATGTTAGTTTCGTATTTTTTACATTTTTCACAAGAACAAGAATCATTTATTTGCTTATTAATATCATCAAATCTTCTTCCTGCTTCTTCCCATATTCCATCAAACTCATAATCCTTTTTATCTAAAATCTCTTGTATATCTAAATTCTGTTCTTCACATATCTCATTAACGATTTCTATTAGTTTTATTGCACTTTCTTTTATACTCATTGTTATCTCCCACTTTCTACAAATAAAGCTCCAACATCTTTTATTACTAAATTGTACTTATCTCCATCTTCAACAATCTTTAATATATGCGGATTATTAAATTCTTCTAATCCACATTTAAATTTAAATATCCCTTTTAAGTTAATATTTTTAAATCTTTTCTCAGCTATTTTTTTATCTATATTGAAATTAGTTATATCTTTAGATTCTAATTGTTCAATATAGCTTTCTTTTGCTTCTTTATCATTTCCTAGAAGTTTCTCGCTAAAATCTTGTATATCTATTGCAGATGTATTAAGCATTATATATGACAATAAATTGAAGTTCTCAACTCTACTGGCTAAATTATTAAAATAACTATTTATCCAAGAACTTGTTATACTAATAAATTTCATTGTCTTATATGTATCATCTATTATGTTTTTGGCTTTTATAAATTCTTCTATAAATAGTGACTTTACATTTTCCTTCTCAGCTTCTATATCTATAACTCTCAAGTCATATTCATCATTTAAGCCATTTACACCTATTAATGCACATTGCTTCGCTCTAAATGTCTCTGATATTCCTATTTCATTTTCTATCATTTGGATGTCAAATTTATCATCTTTAAAATCTATTTTATGATTATAGATTTTCTTATAATCAACTTTAATAATTGCTATGATCTTTTCATCTTTTATTGTTATTAAGCTAATTATTAAGTCACAAGACTCTATCTGTTCCGTTTCCTTCATTATGTCAAATAAATATGCTGCTATTTCTTTTGAGTTCTCTAAAAATGTTTTTTCATTATATAAAATTTCATCTGTTATTTTCTTTATTTCATTATCTTTACAATCTAAAAACTTTGCTTTTCTTAGTGAATCTTCTTTTAAAACTTTCTTTATAGTTCTTTGTAAAAACTTATCTACTTGTAAACTTATTTTCCCTTCATAGTCATTTAAAAGTGGTACGTCTGACTGTTTATCTAGTATGTGTGTTGTGTACTTATGTATTATCATTTTAAATCCCCCTTAATTAAATGTTATCTGGCTACGTAGCATATCTATTTGCTCTTTTAATGCTATTGTTAGGTTGTATTTCTCAACTATATCAAGAGCTTCATTTAAATATTTTCTTTTTATTGCCTTGTAGCTATTAACTCCAAATTCTCTTTTTAACTGTTTATATATATCACTATAAACTTTTGTTCTTACAGATTTATTTTTATAAACTTCGCTTCCATATCCACCTAACATTTTAGTTCCTATTCTTTTAACTGCTTTTGATATTTCTTCACATTCAACTGTAAAAAGTGGTAGATCCTCTTTAAAGTCTTTTAAATCTTCTTTAACTTCCTCTATTTTTTGATCCTGCTCTTCTAGTGCTTTATACTGTAATTTTAATAGCTGCATAGGGCTTAATATTTTGGAAGGTTGTTTTAATCTATTTTCTAGTCCTTCTATATACTGTTGAGTTTTATATCTAACTAATGCACTTTCTTTATTTAACATCTGCATTATTCCTGCTTTATTCATTTTGTAACATGGTCTTTGTTCCTTTTTAGCGTCTATATAAACAACCTCCACAAAATTGTGGGCGTTAGTTATTCCAAGTTGCTCTAATGTTTTTAATTCATTTCTTATATCTCTTAATAAAACATCATGTCTTTTAAGAGTTCCATTTCCTTCCTCTTCTCTAAACTTATTTATCAAATCAACTAATTCTAAGCTTGTCATTGTAACTATTTCATTTTTATTCAAAACCTCTAATTCTTGCATACTCATCACCTTCTTGTACCGATTTTAATTTATAAACTCATTTAAAGTGTCTATTCTTTTAACTTTTTGTTTCCACCTTTTGGTATAATTTATCTAAATCAATCGAAAGGTGGTGTTTTTATGAAAAATAATTTAGAAAGATTAATTGAAATCTTAGCAGAACTTCGTTGTGCTAGCATGAAAGCTAGTGCTAATACTGTAAGAGATTTAATGGAACAATATAACCTATTATTTTTAGGTAGTAATTTCAATAAAATTTATTCAGTGGAATTACCTCAATCATTTAAGTCTTTTTTCGATTTTGAGATTGATATAAATAAACTTAATGACTTAATTCCTACTGCTTGTAAATCTCTAAATATGGATATTGAACCTTTAATCAAAGTTTCTGATGCAGGTAATCCTAATGCAGAAATAGCTTGTTATTGTATCACTTTATGGTAATATTTATCTCCATCTTCTATAGGATGGAGATTAAGTTCTTTTCTTATTTCATTCAAAGTCTTATCCCCTTTTTTTATTCCATTATCTAATTCTTCTTTGTACCACTCAATAGCAAGCCCTCTAAGGCCTTCTATATTGTTTATAGAGTTAAGATGCTTTTTACATACTTTTATTAAGTCTATGTACTCATATAATCCGTCTAAATCGACTTTATAAACCGATATACCTTTTTTAATTCTTTCATCTCTTACAAACCTATAATTTCCGATTTCTATCTCTATAGATCCATAAGATTCTATTTCATTTTTATTTAATTTTTCATTTTCAAAAACTTTTATTGTAGTTTCTACTATTTTTAATAATTCGCTTACTTCCTTATCCTTTGGTTTAAGTGCCATCATTTGTAATGTTTTTACTTTTATTTCTTCTAGTTTCTTTATGGTACTTTTTACTTTCATACCTTACCTCTTTCATTCTTTGTATTTTCTCATTCTGGCATAAATATAAGGCTTCCCATTATGCTCATTCACAAATATCTCATGGTCTATATATACATAACCAGGATTTGCTTTTTCCATTTCTTCTTTTACTAAATCTCTAAATCTAACCATATTATTTATTTTCTTCTTACTAAACTTTGAGTGATTTCTAGTTATACGTGGATCTTTTAGATTTTTGCTACTACACCATCTCTTTTTTCCTTTAGGGTCTTTACACAAATAAGTTGCAACTCCAGTTAACCAAAGTTCATCTGTGTCTAACTTACGTATGTTATTCCTTCTTCCAAGCTTCCATGAGCCTTCTACATCTTCCATAGATAGTATTGAGTTCATTATTACATGGTGATGGCATCTAATCCCTTTAGGACCTTCTAAATGCTCTGTAACATATACGTATTTAAGTTCCACGTCCAACTCTTTTTTCTTAATTAATCTTTTCAATCTTCTTATAAAATTTTGCATATCTTTTTTAGCTTCTACATGATCCTTTGGTAAGTTTTCATTTGAATATGTAAATGTTATAAAAAAATCTCCATTTTTAAAGTTAGTATTAATTTTTCTTATGAAATTTTTTTGTGCATTTTTATTATTAAGATTTTTTTGAGTTTGTTTATTTTTTTCTATTTTCCATTCCTTTGGCATCTCAGATTTAAGATACATAGGATATGTTTCAACTTCTCTAATTAGTCCACTATCTATAGTCTTTGTTACATAAGAGCATTTTGTTCTAACATCTATAATTTGATTTATTTCATCTTCATCGATATCAGATTCTAAAACTCTTGTATGTAGTCTTTCATAATCACACTCTATAAATTTCTTTCTTTGTTTTCCCTTCATGCTATTTCACCCATTGCTTTTACTTTCGTATTTAATAAATAATAAATATGGTTGATTTGTTAATACTTATTACAAGTTCCAATAAAGCCTCCGTAGGCTTTATTTTTTAACTTTTTTATATGCAAAAAAGTTCTAGGTTTATAGATTTTTAAATTTAACTTTTATATAAAGTTACATATATAACAAACTTTAAAATTGAAAATGTACTATCTATAAACCTTTTATTAATTTTCATATTAATTCTTATTTAATTTAAATTTTTCATTTTCAATTTCATATAAAACTTCTAATCTTCCTACAAACCTTTCGAACTTTAAAGGATTTAAATTTTTAAGTAAAATTAATTTCTCTTTTATTTCTTCAACTTCATCTTTAGACATATTTCCACCTCCCTGATTATGTCTTTGACATTAATTTTAATATGTCTATGACATAATTGTCAAGTCTTTATCCTTCTTTGACATGTTTTTTGTTTTTTTTAATTGCATTGACATATTTTTTGCTATATAATATGTCAATAGGAGGTGTTTTTGTGAAGTCAAGATTAAAAGAACTAAGAAATTCTCTAGGGCTTTCTCAAAAAGACTTTGGAGCTAAACTATGTTTATCCCAAGATCATATTTCATCTCTCGAGAATGGGAGAAGAAAAATCACAGATAGAACAATAAAGGATATTTGCGATGAATTTAATGTAAATGAAAAATGGTTAAGAACTGGTAATGGGAAAATTAAAAAAGATGTAACGGCAGATATTGATGCTCCCGAAGAAGTAAAGGCATTATTAAGAAAATTTATTTTACTAAGTGAATCCGATCAGAAAAAATTAGAATATATTATCGATTCATTTATTGAGGAAGAACAAAAAAAAGAAGAGGACTAATTCCTCTTCTTTTTTTCTAATTTAGCATCTATGTATCCGTTTATATATTCTAATTTATAAGCATTATTTTTCTTTAAAATCAACAATTTTTCTGTTATTCTTGTTATTTCTTTTTTCATATATGTTAGCACTCCCTAAAATAATACTATTTTATTATTCCAAAGTATCCTGTAATTTGTCCCACTATTTTTAATTTATTGTTATCTACGATTAGGGGATCATAAAAACAATTTTCAAATTTTAATTCCGTATTATATTTATTTTTAAAATATTTACCTAGAATTATCTCATTATTATCCATTATTCCAATAATAAGTTTTTCATTGTCTATCTTATTTCTCCTATCAACTATAACATAATCATTTTTTAATACTCCGATTTCAATCAATCTATCATCCGAAACTTTAAATACAAAATTATCTTTACCTAAAGTCATACTATAAGGTAATTTCATAATTTCTTTTATATTTTCTTCAATACCAAATTTACCTTTAAAAAATTCAATTACTGGTAATTCGATAATCTCTTGATTGAAACCAGGTATAAATTTTTCGTATTCTAAAATTTCTATGGCTCTAGGTTTAGAAGGATCTCGTTTTATATATCCTAACTTTTCAAGTTTGTTCATATGGAAATGTACAGTAGATGTAGATCTTATATCTGTAAGGGCACATATTTCTCTAACTGATGGAGGATATCCAAATTCTTTGATTTTCCATCTTATTGATTTTAATATCTTATTTTGATTTTCACTTAAATTTATCATTTTAAATTTCATCTCCTAAACATCTTGAGAATACTAATGTTCGATTGCTTATCAGAACATATGTTCCGTGTAATTACAGGAAAATATTAACATAAATTTAACATATTGTCAAACATACGTTCTGATTTTTAGAATAAAAAAATATAGTTTTAATTTTATTAGTTTATAGCTAAATTCACTTTTAATAGGATTAATATAAATCACTAATTTGTTGTTATATTTAATTTATAATTTTAAAGAAGATATTCTTCTTTAATAGTATTTAATAGTATTTAATAGTATTTAAAGTATTTAGACAAGCATTAACCCATTGGAATCACTATTGGGAAATGAAGGAAATATGTCAAGTTAAGGATTTAATATGTCAAGTTAAGGATTTAATATGTCAAGTTAAGGATTTAATATGTCAAGTTAAGGATTTAATATGTCAAGTTATTTTTTATTGACATATTAAGCCATGTACATTATGATTTAAGTATGAAATTTAATAAATTTGCTTTGATTTATAATTTTAATTTAGCATTTTTTATATTTATTTTATTTTAAATATGTCAAGTTAAGGAGATAGAGATGGAAGAAAAAAGAGATGAGATTTTATTAAAAGATAATATCTTAGTAAAAACTAAGTATGATTTAACTACAATTGAAAATAAGTTATTTACTATGATTTTATTTAAATTACAAAAAGAAGGAAATTTATTAAAATGCAAAATGACACATTCTCAAATAAAACAAATCGTTAAAAATAAAAACGAAAATACAATACGAGGAATAAGTGATATATTAGATAAATTAAGTGATAAAAGAATTCATATACAAGAAATTAAAGATAATAAAATAAATTCTGTGTGGTATAAATACAGATTGATAAATGGATATAGTTATGATGATGAATATAATACATTTGAAATAGAGTCATCTGAAAAAATATATTCATTGGTATGTAAAAAATTTAAAGGAGGAGGTTATACGCCTGTTAACTTAGCTGTATTTCTTTCTCTAAAAAACCCATATGCTCAAAGATTATATGATTTATTAAGATTATGGAGCGGGACAAAAAATAAAATATCTTATAGTGTAAATGATTTAAAAATGTATCTTATGTTAGAAGAGGCTTATGCTGAATATGGGAACTTTAAACGAAGAGTTATAAATCCTGCTATTAAAGAATTAAACTCAAGTGGATATTTTGAGATTAAAGTAGAAGAAGTTAAATCTGGAAGAAAAGTAGAAACAATAAACTTTATAGTAAAAGACTTGGATAAGAGAGTGTATTTTGATAAAAAGGTAAACCAGAATGTAATAGAGATAGATAAAAATAATTTTAAAGAAATTGAATCAGAATCACAAAAAAAATCAGATGAATTTTATGTTCCAAATAAAAAATTATTTACAGCAAAAACTTTAGAAAATTTTAAATCTGATTTTGAAAATTATGATTTTAAAGATAGTACATATAAAAAATTATTACAAGAAGCAATTTTAGTAACGTTAGAAAAAGATGATGAAGAAAAAATTAAAGTTAAATCTTATAATTATTTTAAACAGACTTTAGAAAATAAAATTAAGAACAATAAAACTAATGGAGTTAGGAAACAAAAAACTAGATTTCATAATATAAATCAAACATTTGAAAAATATACATCTGACGAGTTAGAGAAAATATTGTTAGAAAATCAAAAGGATAAATTTAAGGCTATCTAACATTAGGAGAAAATAGAATGTATTATTTATATAAATACTTAGATTCAACAACAGGAGAGTGTCTTTATATAGGACAAACTAAGAACCTTTATACTAGGCATTTAAATCATCTTAGCAATAAAAATGAGCAATGGTGTAATAATTCAATAATAATGCAATATTTAGAAGTTCCAGATAAATATAATCTAGATTTTTTAGAAATGTATTTAATTAATATAGAATCACCTAAGTATAATACAGTTGGTAAGAATAGGATGGATTGTGAGTTTATTAAAATAGAATTTAATCCAGAATGGCAAATTTACACTAAAGAAGATTTTTTAAAAAATTCTATTGAAAAAGGCATAGAGTTGGGAGTAACTTATAAATTTAATAATACTAACTACGTTGTACTTAAAACTTTAATAGAAAAAAATTATCCGAGTAAAATTAATTATAACCAGTCAAATTTAAGTGTAGAATTTGAGGTTAATGAGGCTATGTTCAATTTAATAAATTGTAATTACTTATTAGATATGAGTTATATTGCACCATGCATTGAAGGCGAAAGTTTCATAATAGTTATTGAGAGATCTAAAAGCTTAGATAAAAATAGTAAATATATTTCAGGTAAAATTGAATTTAAATTACACTTAAAGTCTTTTAGTAAAATAATTAATAAATTATTTGAACCAACTAAAGAATTATACGAAATTATAGATATAGTAAATGAATTTTTAAAGATTATTAGAATTGATAAAGATTGGGAGCAAGTATTAAATTATATTGAAAAGAAATAAAAAGGCACATGTGATATGTGCTTTTTTATTTACGTAAATTATTTTTAATGCAAATAAACATTATTAATAAATTATATTTGAATTAAAAATAATTTATTAATAATGTTTATTCAGTTGTTAAAGGAATATAGGTATAAATGTATAATAAGTTAATATAAAACTATTTATGATTTAACCTAAATGTAAAAATAAAGTATAAAAAAATTAAAAATAATTTATTTATACTTTATTTTTAACTTGTAATAAATATTCAATTATATTAAAATTAAAAGTGTTTAAAAATTAAAATAAAATTAAAAGTAATTTATTTATAATTTATTTTTAATTTAAAAATAAATGAGGTGTAAATTATGAAAATATGTTCATTTTTCAATGTTAAAGGTGGAGTTGGGAAAACTACTTTAACAATACTTACTGCAATGAAATTAAGTAAAGAAGGTAAAAAAGTATTACTTATAGATGCAGATACCCAAGCTAACTTAACACAATTCTTATATAAGGTAGTCCACGAAGATAAAACATTATTTCAAATGCTAACAGAGAACGCAACAGCAGATGAAGTAATACTAGAAAGTATATTAGATAGATTTGAAAATATCGATTTAATTCCAAGTGATATAAGTTTAAGTGTATTATCTGAATATCTATCAACTCAAATGGGAAGAGAAAAAGCTGTATGGAGATGGTTTAAAAATAACATAGAGACAGTAGAAAAATACGATTATATATTTGTAGATTTATCACCAAGCTATGATCTAATAGCTAGAAACTTTATGTTAATTTCAGATAGTATTATAACTCCTATTGAATATCAAGATATTGCTAGTATAAGAGGATGTGAATTATTTTATCAAAAATTTAAACAAGATTTAGAGTTTTTAGATATACAAACTAATGTAAAAAGAGCTGTTGTTATAAATTCATATACAAGTAGAAAACTATCTACTGGAGATTTATTTAATAACTATTTAAATGAATTTGAAGATATAAAAAGAGATTTATTAGAATCTAAGATTAGTGATACGACTGTAGTAAAGAATGCAATTTTAAATAATATGGATTTAGAAGATTATTGTAGAAAACAAAAGAAGGCTCACAAAGTTAGAGAAGAGTTTAATAATTTAATAAAAGAATTAGAAGAAAAGGAAGTGCTATAAAATGGCTTTAGATGTTTTTAAAGAAGATGCTAAAGATATAAAAATAAGAAAAAATGACTATCAAACTAAAGTAGATAAAGTTATAGAAAATAATATAAAAGAAGATGATATATCTATAGGTACTTTAAATTTATTAGAGATGGAAGAGGAAAAAAAGATAGTAAAAACACCTCAGACTATTTATCTTGAAGAGGATGATTTAAAGCTTTTAAAAGCAGTATCTTCTATAAAAAATACAACTATAGGTAAGACAATTAATAATATAATTAAAGTTGCTGTAGAAACTACGAAAGCTAGTCTACCAGATGATTTTAATATAGATAAGCAAGCATTAAAATATGATAAAGATAATAAAGTAAAAAAAAATAAAAAATAAATTAAAAAAAATGTATAAATAATTTATAAATAAAGTAACAAAAAATTATTATAAAGATAATATTAGAATGAATTTAATTATACTAAAAATTTACATTGATTAATTGTTTTATATAGAAGTTTTTTTGGCACATATTTATATAAATATGCATATATTATATAAATAGCTTGTATTATATAAATATCATGCTATTTATAATTATTTTCAATCATGGGTTAAAATAGATAGGGTTAATACCTTATCTATTTTTTTATTTATTATAAGTTTGATAAATATCCAAAATATTATATTTATTTGTATAAACTTGTTTTTTATAGCAGTACTGAAAATTAAATTTTTAAATAAAACAAAAAGGCTATGAATATATGATCATAGCCTTTTCTTAAAAATAAAATAAATACTTTTAACTTAAAACTATATATTTTATACTAACCTATTAAGGATACAGCATCTGCACAAACAAAGTAGAATTTGCTTTCATCTTCATTTCCAAGGATTATTACATTATCTTTGTTACCGATTACTTCTACGCCTTGAAGTGTTAATGAACCTGCTGTTAATGTAACAGTACCAGTTATATTTGTACCTGCTACTTCTCTTAATATTCCGTCATTACAGCAACAATCTTCACACTTAGGGTTACAATCATCTTTTTTACTGTCATTATCAAGTAAACATCTTAACTGAGATCTAACTGCTTTATAAGGTGAAAATGAAGTATCTGTTGAATAATTAGCTTGGAAAGCTACAGCTTTTAATTGACATAGCGATGCTATATCTACATTAGGAAGTGTAGTAAATAAATCTAATAATAAATCTATTATAGGATCTAAAACATCATCTTCTAACTCTATCAGATATCTAAGGATATTTATTATTGGCTGTAATAAATCTATTTCAAGTGAGTCCAAAACATTTACAATAGCAGTTAATATTCCTGTAAGATCGTCTATAGGTAGAGGAATTGGATATAATGCTCTACCTGTTATACCTATAGTATCACAGTTACAACCTGGTAATTTATTTAAGGAAGCATCAAGTGCCGCAGATAAGTTATCTTTTTTTGTAGGAGGTATAAGACTTAAAAGTATTAATGGACTTCCAACAACGAAAAAATCTGTTATAAAAGCAAAAGCATCAAAATTTACATTTTCTCTTATACCTTCACGACTCAATAATTCTAAAGCTTTTATCATACTAGGCTTACAGCAACATTCTATATTTTCTATATGTTTTTCTGGAGGATAATGCTCATTTATACCATACCCTTTTCCATATTCACATAGGCTTTTTCCTTTTCCGTGTTCACAGCAACTCATATACATATTATTTCCAATCAATATACTGCACTCCTTTATTTTAAAATATGAGAGAAAAAGATTCTCTTACATTAAGATATCTAAATGGATATAAAAATGTTACAAAAAAGGTCGAAAAATAAGGATTTAAATTTAATTATGTCAATTTAAGTATAATTTTGAAATTAATCTAAAATAAAGACAGTAAAATATAAATTATATTAGATAGCAAAATATTGAGTTGTTCTTTTATTTCTAGTGTACAGCTGGCATAAAAGACATACTTTTATGTCTTATTAAAAAAGAGGAAAATAATAAGGTTGCTATATATTTCATAACTTAACAGTTATGAAATATATAGAAGTGCCAGATAAATATAATTTGAATTTTTTGGAAATGTACTTAATTAATAAAGAAATGCCTAAGTATAATTCAGTTGGTAAGAATAGAATGGATGATGAGTTTATTAAAATAGAATTTAATCCAGAATGGAAAAATTATACTAAAGAAGATTTTTTTAAAATTTCTAATGAAAAAGGTAAAAAACTAGGTATTTATTACATAATAGATATCGATAATATGAATTTACTTAAATCATTATTATTATAAAATTATAAGAAAAAAATTAAATATACCAAATCAGGACTAACTGGAGCATTTGAAGTTGATAAGCAAAATTTTGACTCGGGATTAAAAAATTATTTATTAGATGTACATTTTACATCATTAGAAATTGATGGATTTGAATCAGTTATAAGGTTAAGAAGAACTTGCAGAATAGATAAAGAAAAAAACTTTGTTTCTGGCAAAATTGATAAAAATTGAAAAATTGTTGTATAATTAAATAAAGATTATTTTGATAATTTAAAATAATTAGAAATAAGTGGGTTAAAATTAAGGAGATAGTATGACATTTTTATTAAAAGTTAAACAATATGAAAAAAGCTATGATATAGGAGGATTTGAAAGCGAAGAATCAATATACAAATTTATTGAAAGTATTCCTTTTACAAAAAAAGAAATTATTTCAAATGATTGTATAAATTATTTTATGAAATTTGAAGATATACCTGATTATTATGAATTAAACTATAATAATTATTTATATGTTTTTTCAAAGTTCTCATTTAAACCAAGTGAACACAATATATATTTTATCTGGAGTAAAATTCATCTTTGGGATAAAAAAGTAGCTATGAAAGAAACTTTCATAGAGGGGAAAATAATAATAGATAACTATAGTTTTTCAAACAATGAAGTTAAAAATTATATAACAAAACGAGGAGAATTGTATAAAGAATCAAAAAAATCTTATGAAAAAAAAGATTAAAAGTTAGTAAGAATTTTATTAAACCTCAAGATGAAAGGAATCTTGAGCTTATAGATGGTTCTATGATTTATATACTTGATCGTAGTATAATAGATGTTTGGAGACAATCAAAATCTATAGATGAATTTATAGATAAATCCAAAAAATTTTTAGGTAAAGCTTAAATTAGTGTAAAAACTTTATAATAAATAAAAAGTATCGATTTTTATATCATTAAAATAAAAAGTCTTAAAAATTTACTTTAGAGACTAATTTTTTTTTGCATGAAAACTAAGTGATCCTTTGAAATAATGAGGTTTAATATGAATATTAAATAATAAACGTTTAGTAACTATGTTAGATTCAATTTTATATTTTTAATTGTTTTATTTTATTATCAATCATACTTTTTTAATATCTTATGTAGGATTTAAAATGCATAAATCAAAAGATATTAAATTAAGTTTGATTCTATTAACAATTCTATTTACTTTAGGCAATTTAGGATTATGTGCTTCATATTTGATTGGTCTTAAAATTTAATTTAAGGACTTTTTTATTGGATATCTTTAAACAAGTTTTTTGAGTATAATTAAACTTTTTTATATCTTAATCCAACTTCTACTTTTTTAAAATTAAAAGGTTACAACTTAACTAGTAAAAAACACATTTAACTTATAATTAGGTCGTTATATATCAGCACAGATAAATTTATTTAAAATTTAAATAGTAAAGACATAAAACTAATAGTTTTATGTTATATCCATTAAAGCATTGAAAATACTTGATTTATTTTTAAAAATATACTGACATAGTCAGGATGGGTTGATTATCCACAGAAAATACCTAACTTATCAACAGATTTTCAGGAGTTATTAACATTTATATAGATAATAAAATTATGCTCAGGTAATATTAAAATAAAAAGAGTATCTTTATTTATAAAGATACTCTTTGATTTAGAAAATCTATAATTTATTTTTTTGAATTTATAGATTTGAAATAATTTTCCCAAATTGATTTACCTGTATCAAGTGTATATAAATCTATAACCGGTGCTCCTATGTTTCCATTAGGAGTAACTTTGTTAGTTAATCTAGCTTTTCCTGTATTAACTTCTTTAACTACGTTCATGTATATCATTCCATAAGTATTACCACTTTTGCTATCAATCAATGTTTCTCCATCATTTGAATCTGTAACAAATACTCCAAGAAGATTACCATTTGTATCAAACTTAGCTCCCCATAAAGATACTATATGACTAGATCCAAATGGAGTGTCATAAGATATTCCAATACCTTTATTTTTATGTAGATTATCTAATAAACAATAATTTAGATCTGGAAAATATGAACATCCTATCTGACCTATTATACTAAAATCATCAAATACATCTTGAAAAAATCCACCACGATCATCTATTTTATTTTCAGGTAATCTATAATTTAAATCATGTCCACTTAAGAACCAAAACATAGTGTTTCTAGGGTGTATACCTTTTTTCTCTGCATTCCCAAAGCATTTTGTAATATATCTAAATAAATCATCTGGATTTTTTCTAAAGTTAGAAATAGTTGCATTTTGAGAAATACCAAATTCTTTATTAATACAAGTTGAATTTTCTCCATGTAATTTTAAGTATCTATTTATGTAATCAGCATTTTGATCCATCCACCAATTTAACATGTTTGCTGATGTAGCGCCAGAACAAAGGTAGTCATCTCCAGCTCCATTTAAAACTTTGTTAGCATCATACCAACCCATTCCTGGTTTATATGGAGTAACAGGGATTGTGTATCCAGCTAAATTTAAGATAGTATAATCATCATCACTTGGTGGAGTAACTCCTTTTGAAAAAACATCATAACTTTTTATTGCTTCATGTTCGTCTTTATGTACTTTAACATTACTTGTTTTATCATCTAATATTTTTTGTAGCATAAGTTTATTTATTGATTCAACAATTACTTTAACTGTCATGCTATTAGTTGATCCCTTTGAATCTTTAACAGTTAAAACTATAGGGTATTCCCCTTCTTTAGAAATATTTACCTTACCTGAATAAACTATATAATTGGATATATCTTTTCCCTCTCTATCTTTGGCTTGGGCATTTAGCATACTATATTTAAATCTATCACCTTGTTTTATTGTTAAATTTTCCTTTGCAGTTATAATAGGAGCTTCGTTTTTAACCTCTTTTTTAATCTCAGGTTTTTCTTTTACTGTCACAATTACTTTTTTGATAGTTGTTAATCCTTTACTATCTTTTGCAGTGATAGTTATAGTATAATTTCCTGCTAAATCTGTATTAACTTTCCCTTCATATTTAACATCTAGGTTTTTATCTTCTTTATCTGATACTTTAACATTTAACATAGACGTATCAAATTTTTGACCAACTTCAAGTGTTAAATTTTCCTTTGCAGTTATAATAGGAGCTTCGTTTTTAACCTCTTTTTTAATCTCAGGTTTTTCTTTTACTGTCACAATTACTTTTTTGATAGTTGTTAATCCTTTACTATCTTTTGCAGTGATAGTTATAGTATAATTTCCTGCTAAATCTGTATTAACTTTTCCTTCATATTTAACATCTAGGTTTTTATCTTCTTTATCCGATACTTTAACATTTAACATAGACGTATCAAATTTTTGACCAACTTCAAGTGTTAAACTTTCCTTTGCAGTTATAACAGGAGCTTCGTTTTTAACCTCTTTTTTAATCTCAGGTTTTTCTTTTGCTACTCTTGATAATATTGTCACTGATTCTGCTCTAGTTATATTATTTGTAGGATTAAGAAATCCTAAATCATTTCCTTTTAAGTATCCTTGTTCTATAGCTCCTTCAACATATGGTTTAGCCCAATTGGAAACTTTATTTTTATCAGGATATTTATTTAATTTATCATAATTTACATCTTGTTGATTTTTTATACTTACAAGTATTTTAGAAACTTCTTCTCTAGTTATTGTTTTATTTGGTTTAAATGTTTTATCTTCATATCCATTTATATAACCAGCTTTACTGGCTATGCAGACATCGTTATAGTACCAATCATTTGCATTTATATCCGAGAATTTTATATTTTCTTTATTATTAAATCCAAAGTATTTGTTTACTAATTTTACAAATTCTGCTCTAGTTATTGAATTATCTGGTCTGAAAGTTCCATCTTCATATCCATTTACATACCCACTAGATATAAATTGATTTATTTCTTTTTTAGCCCAATGTCCATAAATGTCATTTAGCTTAGGATTTGCTTGTACATATATAGGTATAACTAAAATAGAACCTAACAGTACCGAACTTATTAATTTTTTATGCATAATATCCTCCATTGCTGTTATTTGGAATATTATACCATATATTTTAAAGTTTAAGCAAAATTAGATTTCAAAATTGAGTGAATAGTATGAATAAAAAAATAAAGTGAATAATAAAAAAGGAGTACTATTTTGAAGTAGTACTCCTTTTTTATTATAGTTAATAAGTATATTAACTACTGAATTGATTTATAGTTTAAGAGTTAATAAATTAAACTTCAATTCAAAATTATTTTTTTACATAACTAATATCTAACAAGAATTTTGTTAAATAGAAAAAGTTAATGGAAATTTTCCATTAACTTTTCAGTATTATCTACAATAAAATACAATAAAAAAAACACAATGTATAATTATTATAATAATTTTTAAATAATTAGTCAATTATATTCTGTATATATTTTAAAAAAATTCAAAAAATAAAAATATCTTAAATTTTTTAATAAGTTGTACTTGTATTTTTTCTATATGTTCACAATATATATCAATACCTAAAGGAAGGAATATATCTTATATGGATGTTCTATTTTTAAAGGGATAATAATTAAAAAGGACTATAGCCTATTTAAATCCTTATATATTAACCGAAATTTCTGCTCATTGGTTAATTATTATCCCTATATTATAAATATGAATGTTTTACAAATTTGATACATATTATTATTTAAAATATTTATTATATTATATCAGAAAAAGCACCTAGATTTGATCTAGATGTTTTTTCTGGTATTTTCAGACATTTTAATTTACAAAATAAATTATTTTATTTAACTAAATATTACCAAATTTTAGATAAATATCCAATACTTTTTTTATTTTCTTATAACTTGAACTTGTATTCCTTCTATAGCTTTACCATATATACCAGCATAATCAGTTAAATCAGTGACCCAAGGAAGCCATCTTCCTCCTACATATGTTCTATATTGAACGCTATAATTATCTAATCCTACTAATTCCATTTGTAAACCATCGATATTTTTACTTAATATACCAGCGTAATCTTGTCTATCAGTAACCCAAGGCAACCATTTACCATCTATAGTATGAACTCTGTATCTTATACTACCTTCATTTAAACTAGCGTATATTGCTTGTATTGGTTTTCCAAAGATGCCTGCATAGTCATTTAAATTAACTACATTAGGTAGCCATTTTCCTTTTGCATGGACTTGATATGTTACATCAATATTTTTATTTATAGTTGTACTTTTTGAACCTCTAACTAACCTATTTTTAAAATTCCACCATCTAGCCCAATTATTATCATGAAAAGCAGATGGACAATCTTTTCTAGAGGCGTCATAGTGTCTTACAACATGATTTGCATCTATACCATATTTTTTCATAAGATATCTTGTTAATTCTAAAGTATTTTCTACCGTTTTTTCTGATATTCTTCCGTTATCAGTTCCACACATTTCTATAGATATAGAATTTCTATTATTTATTCCATATCTATTATGACCATCTCCACAATGCCAAGCACCGTTATAATCTTCTACTACTTGATATATTTCATTATCATCTACAAAGTAATGTGCTGATGCATTTCTATTTCCTCCATAAAAATAATCTGCATTATTCTTAGCAGTATCACCTATATTTCCAGTATAATGGATTACAATATACTCTACGTTATTTCCTTCATAGTGATTATATGGACTTATTTTTCTTTTTATATTTAACATGGTACTACCTCCTAAAATTTTTCTTTTTATATTTTAAAAAGGCAATAAAAAAAGACCTCAAAGAGTCTAATTTACTGCCTTTTATTAAACTTAATCTAAAATTATTTTAAATTTATAAATAATGTATGAATAATGTATGAATAATGTGTATATAATGTTTAAAAACATTATTTATAAATTTTATATAAATTATTTGTTATCTTTTAATCCTTTTGTAGATGGATCTACAACTACACCTATAACTGCGGCTGCAACAGAAACAACTGCAACTGGATTAGCTAATATATCTAATAAAGCATTACCTAAAAGATTCCAACTTGTTAAAGTTTTAAAATCAACTCCAGCGGCACTAAATATAACACCACCTAACCCTAGCCAAAAGTATGGATTTTTCACTCTATTTTTCATATAAAACATCTCCTTTTTTTCCTATTGTGTCTATTCTGTGATGTGCTGATTTTGTGCTTTCTTCAACTTTTATAAGCCTTTCTACCAAAGTATTTATTTTTGTATCTTGAGCTTTTATATCAAGTCTTATATCATCAACTCCTTTACTTATGTAATCTAACTTTGTAGCAACTACTGTTTTTTGAGATGCATCATCTTCTATATCATGTGCAGTCTTTTTTTGATAGGTCATATACCCAATTATTGCACATATGACTGTACACATAACTGTAACCTCTATATTCATTATGTCCTCCTAATTTAAGCTATTATTATTAAAGCTCCAGCTACAGATCTATGCCTAATATCTCCATTAGAGTAATTTTTATCTGTTCTATATCCTTTAACTGGAACTCTTGCATTAGCATAGTCTACTCTATCTTGTTCAACGTAAACTACCATTCTTTGAATTACCCAAGGTTCAGTCCATTCCCAAGAATCATCCCAAGTATCTGTAAGAACTGCCATTGTTTTAAATGGTTTATTTTTATATCTCGCAGGAAGTTGAACCCAAGTAGAACCGTTTGGGTCTCCATTCGCCCTAAATCCAATAACATCTATAATACTTCTATATGGATATGTCTTACCATTTTCTTGATAGCCAAATCCATTTTTATCAATCATACATTTTGTGCCATCTTCAAACTCCATAGCAAGCCTGTCTTTTTGAATACTTAAAGGTGTATATTTTCCTATTGTGAAATTAAACCTATCCATTTTTTGCTCGAAAATTGAACTAACTTCTTTTCCACTTACCTTTTGACTTATTTCATATGCAGTTTGATTTTTATAAGTTTCAAATTCTCCATTTTTTACTCTTTCCATTATAGCTTTGTCAGTTTGTTCTCTATAACTCATAAAGTCAGAACTTGAAACCTTTTGTATTAACCTTCCATTTACTTGGAGTATTTCTAATTTATTATTGTTAGTTTCTTGAATAATATTATTATTTGAACTAACTTGACTTGGTTCTGGATTATTTAATGTGAAACTTGATGCATAAGGTCTTTCTAAATCTAAATCAATTTTTACAATCCTATGCCTATTTTCATACTCTAAAGGCTCACAGAATACGTTAATATTTTGTGATAACTTAAGGTGGTTTAAATCATTATTTAAATAGCTTAAATCTAAAGCATTTATTGCTACTATAGAATTATTTAAATTAATTACTTCAAGCTTCTCCTTAACTTTTCTATCTAAATTTTCTTGTATTGTTACATCGGGCCATTCATGTACTTGTTCTATAACCCCATATTTTTTTATAAGTTCTGGATCTTCTGCCATAGAAGTTATTTTACCTTCTGAGCCTATTCCTATTAGTCTTGTACAAACTGATTTCAATCCATCTTCAACTTGAATATCTTTAAGGTTTAATCCCATATCTATATTAGTTTCATCTGTAACTGGATTATCTTTTAAATAATCTAAATAATATTTTCCATCGGATTCTCTTAAATTTAAAAAACCTCCTTTTCTGTTTACAAGTTTATCGTAAATAGCATTTAAGGAGGTTTCTCTATTAGTCATACAATAGATACTATCAATTAAAGTTACATTACCTAAATAAATTTTCTTTTTATCATCTACTTTACTATTATGATTATCGAGTACTTTTTTTAAAAACTTTTTTGTATCATAGTTAGGTTCTGCATAATCAGGACTATCTGGAGGTACTTCTGCGGGATGTAACTGCCATACTCCAACTGTACTATCAATTAAGTAATTTAATGAGCCTTCACATATTACATCATTATAAAACATACCTTCGCCAGTCATTTGTTTTTTTACATCTAACACTCTACCATCAAATATTTTTTCATCTGTATCATCATTTAATCTATATACCTCAATTAAATCGATAAACTTTCTAAGCTTATTAAAAAATTTGCTATTTGGTAATAGATTAAAGCTAAGTATAGGAGCTTTATTTTCTTCATAATTAATTTTACAATGAACTCCATCTATAACTTCATCGGAATTTTTAAATCTAATTTCAAACAATTTACATCACCTTACTATTAATAATATTGCTAGGTAGAGATACAACATCAAATGATTCTTTTGTTATTTCTGTAAACTGTTCTTTTGTTATTCTTTCAGCTTGAACAAATAACCTAACATCATCTACTGTATATATTTTTAAATCAAAATATTTCTTTGCCATTTCAAAATACCATTTATCCATTTAAATTACCTCCTAATGATTTTAATATTAGATTAGCAATATCTTTTTCTATGCCTTTAACTTGTATATCTTTATTAACTAAATTTAAAGTTGTTTGAGCCATATTAGTATTTAAATTATTTATTTCAATATCTTTCTCTAGACTTTCTTTTATTAAAAATGCATTTTGTTTTTCTAATAAATCAGTTCTATTTGGCTTTGGGTTTTCATACTCAAAAGGAATTATTTCAAATATATCTTTATCTTCAATTGTATAAATCTCTTTTAACATGAAGTTTTCTTTTAGTTTAAAATCACTTGTTAATCCTTGTAAATATTTATATAGTTCTTCATTAATCAAAATATAATGACTAGGTATATTTGAACTTAAATCATCATAATAACCTTTAATTTTAAGTGTATCTTTATCAAATGATATATACATTTTCATTTTAATACCTCCCTATCGCAATCCAGTTAATAGTTACGGTTTTATCGCTAGTCGGATATACAGAACTATCAATACATCTAGCTTCAACAAAACCACGACTAGAATTATCCTCAGCAAGGACTGCTATAGTCTCAGAATATCCAGCCCAATTATTTCTAGCTAGAGATCCAGTAAATATAAAGTCACTTGTGAAGGTTTTTGGAAAATAAACATAGCCTTTAGTATTATTACAACCTCCTGGGAAATTCAATATTAAATTACCCCATTGTATCATTAATCCGTTTGGAAATATTGCATAGTGTTTGCCCTCTACATTTCCTGTCACGAAATCAGTTACTACAGGAGTTTTTGTCCAATTAGTCCATTTTCCTTGAAAGTTTAATAGTCTAAAAAATTTTGATCCATTAATACTGCTAGTAAATGTTTGTGCAGTTTCTGTTTCACTTGTAGATGATACTTCTAAATAACCCCATATCCCTCCACCATAAGGGCCATTAGGAATTTTATCATCTGCAGCTACCCAATATTTACCTGGTGTAAGAGCTGTGTTAAAATCTTTAACAGTTCCTAAATCTATTCTTTCATATCTAGAATCATGCTTATGTCCTAAAAAATCAAACATAAGCTTTAATAAACTATCATCAACATTTTCAAGCTTTTCAGATATTGACCTAACTGAAGAAATTAAGGAGTTAGGCATATAAGCTTCTACTTCAGGACTTACTGCTCCACCATTTACTAAAAATAAAGTTTTAGGATTAAAAGACCTAGTTGATATATCTAAGCATTCATAAACTTCCTCTTTAATCATCGGACAAACCACGGTAGTTGGAGTTCCTTTAAAATAATTTTTAAATGTATTTAAATCTGTAGCTTTAGATTTACTTAAAAATACCCATAAAAAGCCTTCTGATGCATAGATATGCTCCTTATCAAGTACATAGTTTTGTATAGAATTAAGACTATTTGAAGTAACTAAGCCGGGCTTTAAATTTGAATTTCTTAAGTAGCATCTAACTGTATTGCCTAAATCTCCATCAAATACCCAGTTTTCATTTCCGTTTAAAGTAAGTTCCATACATTTTTGATGATAATAAACTTTATTATTAGAGCTTTCTATGGTATCTTTTACTAATTTATTTGCACTTCGTAAAATAGGCTTTTCCCATACTTTAGCGTTAGAATCATAATATAAAAGATTTCGTTTACTTCCTTCATATTGTGTATAAGGCTTTACTTCATTTCCTATAGTTACATTTAAAGTACCTAAATTTTCTTTTTTAACAGTTACAGCTATAAATCCTATAACTGAATTAGTAAATGTTTTAGTGAATGGATTTTTAACATTAAAAATCGAAGAGTTTATAGGATTTTTATTTTTATCATAAAATCCTATATAAGCAGATTGATTTCCAGTTACAACACTATTTGTTAACCCACTTATAGTTATTGAAAAATCACCTATAGGTATTTTTATAAAAGCAACGTTAAAGTCAGTTGAATTACTAGATGGAACCTCTAAAACTCCACCATCAGCTACATATTTTTTATTTATACATTCATTAGGATTAAATAAATTATTATCTGCTTTAATAGCTGAAATTTCTATATTGTCTACTCCATCACCTACAGATTTAAGAATAGCTCCTGCTGTCCCTGGTTCAACTTCTTCATTTAGATTATTAACTATTACTGTTTTACCAAATAGTTTAAAATCATCTATAAATCCATTAGAACTAGGATGTATACCTAAAGAATCAATTTTATAATTAGCTTTTGGTTGTCCTTGAACATTTTTTACATCAGTAATTTCTTGGGCATACTCTTTTTCTAAATTATCATATTTAGATTGAAAACTTTTATGTAAAGCATTTAGATTATTATTTAAAGAGTCTAAACTACTATTGTTGGTATTATATAAATCAGATAGTTGTTTATCCCATGTACCATTTTTATCAACTATTTTTTTAAACTCTTCTTTTCTAGTCTCTTCATTTGCAATTCTAGTATTTTCATTTGATACTCTTTGTCTTTCAGATGAATCTATATCTTTTTTAAACTGTTCAATATCTTTTACTGTTTCATTAACATGCTTTGTATTTTCTTCTACTTCTGTGTTTATAACTTCTATTCCTGTTGCAAGACTTTCTCTTACTTCTTTACCATAGATAGCAGTTCTAATATTATTCGTATATTTTTTTATATCTGTCACTATAACAACTCCTTAATAAATAAAAATTCAATTGTACCAGATCCAGTAACTTTTATATGATTTTCGCCATTTTTTAGTTTTAATTTACGAATATGATTTGTACCTTTTTTAAGGTTAAATGTCTTATTACGTATGGTTATAGTCATATCTGAACTACATACTATATCTGGAACTATGCTAACCCCTTTATTAATAATTAAAATATCTTTAGAGTCAACAACTTCAAAGAAATTAAATTCCGTAACATCTGTTATAAAATTAAATTCATCCCAAATATCTGATGCATAACGTTCAAATTTAAAAGGAGCACAATCAAAAATAACTTTAAATTTACCTGTTCGTCTTAAAAAATTTAAATCTGTTGTAGATGCAACTCTAGCTTTAAAATAACCTCTTATATTTTCTATTATCAACTCGGATTCAACTACATTTAATAACCACATTTGAATTTCATCAAACCAATTATAAAGAACCTTACTATCTCTTTTTTGATAAAAGAAAGTAATTTCTATAGTTCTATCTGAGTACTGTCTTTCTCCGTCATTAAATATACTGCTGAAATCAAAAGAACCACTCCTAAAAGGAATGGTTTCTTTTATTATCTTTGGAGTAGGAGAATTAATTTTAAAATGTTCTATATAAAGGTCAAAATCTTCAAAACTATGTTTATTATTAAAATAAATTTGCCTATACATTTCCAATTAACCTCCTACCCAAATTCTGTTTTTTACCTAAAATTTTATCTGACTTAGTTGCCATTTTTTCTCCATCTACTTCAAGTGTTAAATTTAAATATATATCTTTATCGTTTGTTGTTCCTTGTAACATAGAATTTGCTATTGATTGAGCCGTTTGTCTAGCAGTCTCTAAAACCATTTGTTCACTTGACTCATGATTATATATCTTAGTTCCACTTGGTAGGTCATATAGCTCATATCCTCTTTCATGAAGATATGTTAAACCACCTCTAAAATGTGAGTTACCTGTCCAGTTTCCATCAGGCTTTTTACCATGACTTTGGAAGAATGTATTTACAAAGAAGTTTTTAACTAGACTTCCCCATCCACTATTCCATGCATCTTTTAATTTATCCCATTTACTTTTAACTTTACCAGTTGTAGTATCTACATCTTTGGTAATTTTTGAGTTCATAGAAGTTATTTCTTTAACTGCTTTATCTCTTGTTTCTTTTGCTGCATTTACAGTTTCATCTCTTTGTTTCTTAGCATCTGCAATAAGTTTATCCCTTTGTTTCTCACTTATTGAACGAGTCTCTTTTTCCATTCTATATGCTTCAGCTATTCTTTCATCACATTCTTTATTAGCTGCTTCAATAGATTTATCTCTAGAATTATTTAATTCTTTTATATGTTTAGAAGCCATATCAGCAGTTATATTTTTGTCATTATCTTTCATTCTTTCAAGAATTACCTTAGCTTCAACTTCATTATCAGATAAAGTTTTTATAGCACTGGTTTTCATACTTTGTTGAAGTTTATCAATTTCGTCAAACTCTTCTTTCTTTAATTTTCTATGTTCATTTGCTGCTTTTTCGTATATTGCATTAATTTTATTTTGAGCTTCATCTATTTCTTTTTTTTGTTCAGTCCAATGACTTTTAGTCGCATTTAAAGCATCTTCTTTTTCTTTAGCTGAAAGAGCACTAGTTTTAGCAAAGAAATCTTTTTGGCTTTTTAACTCTGCATCTCTTTTTTTATCCATGCCATCTTTAATTTTATTAGCCATGTCTTTATAAACTTTTTGCATTTCTTGAGATTGTTTCTTTGATAATCCTACACTTTTATTTAATGTGTCTGTAAAGTCTTTTATAGTTTGGTCCTTTTGTTTTTGAGTTAAACCTTTAGTACCATTAACCATTGCAGTATATTGTTTTATTATTTCATCTTTATTCTTGCTAGTTAAAACTCCAGTATCAGAAACTAATTTCTTAAAATCTACAGTCATTTTTTCTCTTTGATCCTTAGATAAACTACTAGATTTTTTACTCATTTCTGTAAAGTTCTTAACTACAGTATCTTTTGCTTCTTTTGAGAATTTATCTGAGTTCATTTTTAAATTCATCATAGACTCACTAGCTTTTTTATCTAAATCTAAGTATGACTGAACATTATCTTTTGTTGCTTTAGATATTTTAATTACATCTTTTTCTGTAGCTTGTGCATAGTTTCCAAATTTATCTCTTGAAACTTCAACTTTATCTGCAAATAAATCTACTGCAGGTGTTGCACTTTTATTTAAGTGTTCAGCAACTTTATATCCTGCATATCCAACGGCAGCTACTGCAGCTACACCTAATGCAATTGGTCCTAAAGAACCTATAACGGCAGCACCAAATCCTCCAGCCGCAACCTCTGCTCCTGCTAATCCAACTCCTGCAGTTTCTGCTGCTGGAGCAAGTCCTAATAGTATTTTAGAAAAGTCTTTAAATGTAGCAGCGGCTTTTAATGCTTTAAACTTTCCAACAGTTCCAATTAATCCACCTATTCCACTAGTTACATGACCTAAACCACTAGTTACAGGCCCCATAGCAATTGCAGCCATGCCTGCCTTAACTATAAATTCTTGAGTATGTGGACTTAAATTACTAAAGCTAGTTGCTAATTTTGTAATATCTTTAGCAACACTTGTTATAGCTGGAGCTAATGCTTGGAAAACTTTTATTGCTGCACCTTCTAGGGCACTTTTCATTTCTGCTAAACTACCCTTTGCATTTTCACTCATAGTTTTAGCCATTTTAGCAGTAGCACCTTCACTATTGTCTATAGCATTTGCTAATTTATTAAAATCTCCTTCACTAGCATTTATGATTGAAAGCCATCCAGACATGGCCTCCTTCCCAAAGATAGTTGCAACGGCACTAGCTTGAGTAGCTTCATCTAAACCACCCATTTTTTCTCTAAGGTCAGACATTACTTCTCTAAAGCTTTTCATCTTACCGTCACTATTTTCTACAGATATTCCATACTTCTCCATCATTTCAGCCATGCTATCCGTAGGCTTTACTAAATTAGTTAATCCTGCTCTAAGTGCAGTACCAGCTTGGCTTGCTTTTCGTTTTTTTCAATTAGGTTCGTTAATCCTAATCAGTTCTCTTATGAACTTCTATATGTTGCCATATAGACAAGACTATATCTTCATCTTCAACTTTACTCGCTAAGATGTTCCCCATTTCCATTCACTTGAATGTACTTCCTTTCGGAATAGTCGTTACACCTTACCATAATAATGGTCTTGGCTCGGTATTGTCCACGTGGGAGTTTCACCGAATTAGAGGAATTTTCGACATACATTTCTGTATGAAGGAACTATTAATTAATCCCTGAATTAGCCATTAATCCTATAGCCAAAGAAGTATCTTGAACACTATATCCTAAAGCACCAGCTACAGGAGCTGCATATTTAAAAGTTTCTCCCATCATACCAACGTTAGTATTGGCATTAGATGAAGCCGCAGCTAAAACGTCACTAAACATACCAGCGTCTTTAGCTTTTAATCCAAATCCTGTTAATGCATCTGTAACAATATCAGAAGTTGACCCTAATTCTTCTCCAGAAGCAATTGCTAAATTTAGTATAGGTTCTATACCTTCGAGCATATCACCAGTTTTCCAACCAGCCATTCTATGTTATTAACCCTAAGCTTTTTATCTTAGGCTCTGGAGGTTTCCCTCATTTTCATCGGTTTGTCACTTCAAACCCAGTATAGCATACCTTTTTACGTAATTATCTCATCCATAACGTAGAGCGGCCTCTTGGTGTATTATTTCAACACTATGCGTTGCCCCTGACCAATTAGCATACTAATTGTCACTATATCACTATAGCTTAATGAATTTATATCATGCCTTCGGTTCGGATTAGGATTTTACACCCTCCCCGCTTAATTCCACTCTAATAATCTTAAGTTTTCAATGGATTTAACTTAAGACGGCAATAATTTTGCCATATACTCCATACCTTCTCCTGCTTCTGCAGCACTAAATTTAGTTTTAGCTCCCATTTCTTGAGCTTTATTTTCTAACTTTTTAAGGTCATCTCCAGTAGCACCAGAAATAGCTGCTACTTTATCCATTTGAGCTTCGTATTCCATACCTACATGAGCGGCGGCTACCCCTATTCCAGTTAAAGGTAAACTAACATGAGTAGTAAGTTTTCCACCTATCTCTTGAGCTTTACTACCTACTTTTTTAAAGTTATTTCCTAAATCTTCAAGCTTTTTAGATGCATTACCTACACCATGAGTATTTTCAACTTCTCTATTGAATTTATTTACTGCAGATTGAGCTTTATTTACTTCTTCCTCTGCTTTATTCATTTGAGTTTCATAGTTTTGTAATGTCTTAGCATTATTTTCTACAGTTCTATCTAGCTTATCATGTTCTTTTTGTAATTCTTCTAAGGCTTTTTCAGTTTCTTTAGCTTCCTTACTTTCTTTACCATAATTTTTTATAGCATTTTCATGTGCTTTTTCAGCCTTCGAAAGAGACTTTGCTAATTCATCTCTTTTATGTATATTACCTTGTAATGTTTCAGTAGCATCTTTAACACTTTTTTTATAAGTTTCTAGCTTCTTATTTTGTAAATCTAATTGTTTTTGTAATGAGCTTTGAACTCTATTTACACCTTCTGTAGATTTACCAAATGCCTCTAAACCACTTTGAGCTGCTTTTAATTCACTCTTATTATTTTTAATTTCTGAATTTATACCTTTTAATGTACTGGAATATCCAGAATCATCAAGTATCATCTTTGCGGTTATTCGTTTTTCTGTATCACTCATTTACACTCCTTTCTCTTTCTATAGGAAAGGGACTTCATCTATACTCACAACTTTTTCAACATATCCATCATCTGAAACTGATTGAGTTTGCTCTTCATGTTCTTTATTGAGTTCTCCGATTAACATAACAATTTCTTTGAATGTGCTATCGAAGAACTCTTGTCTTGTGAAATTTAGTTTTGTTTTTGCAATAAAAAAAAGCCTATTTATATCAAATGGCTTTTCGCTAAAATCTATTTTTTTTTACTTTCTTCTTCTGTTTTATCTTCATCAGTATTAGTATCAGATGTTTTAATCCCTCTGTAATCAAAATATAAATCTATTGCAAAAGGTATTATTCCATCCATAACTTGATCTGGATTTAATTTTTCTTTTAATTCATCTATAGTTAATGGATTGTCATTTCCATCTTTATCAACTCTTTTTGATGTACAAGAACATACCATAAGTTTTAAAGCATTATTATATAAGTTTTTACCGTACATAACTCCATTTATTACATCTCCAAAGTTATCAAATCTTTCATCTATATCAAATATAGTTTTATTTGTCATTTCAAAATCTAAATTTTCTTTTCCTATTTTAAATTTTCTTTTCATTTAACTTCACTCCTTAGTATTTTATATTAATGTTCAGAACTAACTCCATCTGTTTTTTCCTCAGGTACAGTAACTTGTTTAAAGAAATTCTTTAAGAACTCTGGTGTTACGTTAGGTGAGTCACTACATACATTGTATTGCCATAATCCATTTATTAAAGGTCTAAAACTAGCCTCTATTTTCTTAGCTTGGAAGTTTGCTTTACCTTCCTTATCTTTTAAATCTTCATCGGATAGTCCAAATGTTCCAGCGAATAGTATTCCATATTTATCTATTCCTTGAGACTTCTCTGCTTTATATAAAATAGCAAGTGTTGGAGCTATATCATTATCATTTTTTATTACTCCACCTGTTTTAGCTAACTTATGCCCCATAACATAACATTCATCTGCATCTGATAAATCTGTTATATTTAAAGTTACCTTTACATCCTGTAAAGTTTGTTCCTCTAAAACTTTTCTTCCTTCATGATAATATGGATCACTATTTTGTTTTGGTTTTATTCCTATTTGCTTAATACCTTCTAAGTATCTAGGAGTATCAAAAGTTATACTCTCATCAGTTTCAGTTTTTAAGTGAGCTACATATAACTTACTTACGTTTACAACTGGTAATATTCTTTGTGCTGCCATTTTCTTTCATCCCTTTCTTTTATAAATAAAAAAACTAGCTTAGATTAGCTAGTTGGTAAATCAATATTAAACCTCAAAGGTTTATGATATAATCCTGTTTTTTCTTCATATAAATCTGGACTTCCTGGATTGTATTCAAATCCAGCTTTAATAAATTTATTAACTATAATTGTTTCTAAGTTTGTATAGTCTCCTAAACTAAAAATATCAATTTGGACTAAGTGATTTAAATACTCTATTTTACCTTCACTATATTCACTTCCTCTAGATCTAATAACTTGATACTCTATATATGGAGGTTTAGGACTATTAGCATGAATAAAATATACTTTTTTATCACTTGTTAAATCTAATATATCTTTATCGTTTAAAACTTCTTTTAATTTCTTTTTTATAATCGAGGCATCTATTTTTATATTACTTTCCAAAATATCACCCCATCTTTCTAAATATCGTTTGAGCTACTTTTGAAATAGCTTCCTCTGTGTTTTCTTCAACACTTCTATCAAAGTATCCTACATGAGCTTTTTGTTCACTTGTTCCATAATTTTGGAATACGTCATAAAAGGCTTTACTTTTTGCAGTTCCTTCTGTTGCTAGGGCATTTTCTTTAACAGATATTTTAATTTCAGCAAGTTCTCCTGTTGGTCCTACTGGAGTATCATTTTCTAACCCTTCTCCAATTACTTTTATACCTGACCTTACGGCTTGCCTTTTTATAACTGTATCTAAAGCCATATTTTTTACATATTCTTCAAATTCTTCATATCCCTCAAGTTCTATAGTGCTTGACATATACACCTCCAAATAAAAAAAGAAAGCTATATAGCTTCCTTTTTATCTTTTATCATAGTAAATATTGATGAAATTAAAAATAAAATTGCTACAACTAATCCACCAATAAAGTTGATTGGACTATCAGCAGAAATTGAAGTAAATGCTGCAGCTAAATTAATTATAAAAGCAATAATCATAAATATTCTACTTAATTTTTCTTTATTATTAACTATACATGCACCTACTAAACCAGTTATACTTGCAAGTATACTTAAAAATGCAAATGTTAAAGTACTACCGCCTGCTGGATTAGTTACTTTCATATTAAATCCAATAAACAGTAACATACAACCTAATAGGATTCCAAATATTCCTCCTATAAGGCCTAAAATAAAAGCAGTTTTTTTCATATTATAACACCTCCAAGCTATATTATAACTTAAAAGGTAATAATTGGAAATCTAACAATTTATTTTAGCTTTAATATCTACAAATTCATGTCTATTTTCAAAGTCTAAAACATCTAAAATATCATAATAAAAACCTTTATATTCTATTCTAAATATTTTACTTGCTCCTGGATCTAGTAACTCTTTTACTTTTTTACAGTATCTAACTGTAAATGTAACTATATTTTCACTATTATTTGCTTTAGCAGCTATATATTCCTTTCCAGATACTCTTTTATATCCACTCCAACATTTATAGTGTTCTTTCCAAACTTCTTCATCAAATCCATTTTCATTAGTCTCATTTGAATCTGATAATTTTTCTATTTTTATTCTTTCTGTTAATCTACATTCAG